TTTTCAACAAACATTTACGCCATATCAAGCGACAAAATATGCTAAACAGTCCGGTGATTTGTCTGATATAGGAATTTCTTTTAAGGTTCCGGTAAGCATATCTGATACAGTAAACGATTTTGTTTCTAAAGTTTCTAAAATAATGGGGTTCTAAAAGTGAATAATCAAATCGAAATTGTAGTTAATAAAGAGAAGAAAATTATTATTATATCAAAATTCGCGGCAATGGATGGGTGGGATCTACAACGCAGGTTTAAAGAATTTGCGATGTCAAAGGATTCATTTGAGCGCCGCGCATATATTCTCGACGTTTTGATGTACGCAAAAGTTAAAATGCAGTCGAATGAATTGCCGTTGACAACCGACGCTTTGATCGACAATCATTTACAGACATGGGAAAATATTGAAATTGTCTTTAATGAAATTCTACAACATAACGGAATAGATCCTACTACTCACGCACTAAAAGACAGTTATTGGAATGCCGCAGGAGAACAGCTAGCAGTATCTTTCCTGGCTGAAGTTTCAAAACTTATAGTTCCAATGCTGGAATATAGCAGCAAATCGGAAGAAAAATAATCGAGGCATCCTGATATGGCTGGCGATTCAACTTTAGATGAATTTGTATTAAAATATACCGTCGATGAAAAAGGCGCGGAAGAACAGTTAAAAAAATTAGAGGACAAAATAGAGTCTGTAAACAAAAAAGCTGATAAATCCGAAAAAGGTTTTTCCGAATTAGGTAAAACGATTAAAGATAGTTTGTCTAAAGTGTCTCCAGAAGTTGAGGGGACTATTGCCGTTATTGGAAAACTTTCAGGTTCTTTGACAGTCGTAACAGGATTGATAACTGCCATCGTTATCGGATTCAAATCTATGAATGATTTGATGAAAGAATATAATATACAGCGTGATTTAAGTTTTAAATCAGGTATGGGTGTTAATGAAATAGAAAACTTTCAACGCCAGATAAACACCTCTTCAAAAGGTCGTATAGGATCCGAACAATCAAGATCCATGATTGAAAAAGTACAAAATATGTCTTTTTCTGCTTACACAAATCCTAATCCTATGTCTAGAGAGTCGTTGTTATTGAGAGAAGGCGGATCAAGTCCGTTCGATAAAAATGGCGCACTAAAAAGTACGCAAAACATTCTTGACGATCTTTCTAAAAAATTTAAACAAGTTAGCGATTTGCAAGCTCAGGCTTTGGGACAAACCATTGGCTTTACCCATGACGAAGTTGAAGCGCTTAGAAACAGAAATACTACTCTTAAACAGTCGTCAAATTTAACTGCTGAAGAGACAAGAAGACGTCAAGATGCTATTGCATCAATGGACAAAATCAATGAATTAACTGGGGATATATCAGAAAGATTTCGCCAGATGGGTTCTAATCTAGGTGCAGAATTTTTGCCGTTGTTAAAAGACTTTTTAACTTTGGTCGATCAGATTGCTACAGCTTTGCCTAAAATGTTAGACCCTTTGCTTGAAAAAATAGACTTCTTTCGTCGCATGAATAAAAAAGTTGAAAGCGGCGCTAACCCTTACGGTAATTACGATGATTGGCGTCGCGCATATCAGGAAACCAGCAAGGAAGATAGCGAAAAAGCGAAAGAAGTTGCGAACAAACAAGCTCAAAATAATCAAGACGCAAGAGCATCTACGGCTTTATTTACCCGTAGCATAAATTTATTTTCTAGTGCCGTTTCTACTTTCGCTGGGGTTATTGATGAACGTCAAGCAATGGCGGCATGGGCTGGCGGAATTGGTCAGACTGCGGGCATAGGTGGGCAGGTTATCAACGGGACGGCCCCTGCGGCCATGACCGGTAAACGTGCTACTACTTCAGCATATGATGATATAATTACTCGCGAGGCTAAAGCCGCTGGAGTAGATCCTCGTTTGGTAAAAAATATTATTGGAGTTGAATCAAGTTTTAATCCCAAAGCGGTAAGTGATCAGGGTGCGTATGGATTGATGCAAGTTCAGAAAGACAATTTTAAATCTGTTGGAATAACTAACCCAATGGATCCCGAGCAAAATATTCGCGGCGGCGTTAAACTGTTAAAAGAGTATATGAATAAGTCCGGCGGCGATACAGAGCAAGCGCTTCGTATGTATCACGGCGGTTATAAAACGGAAGGTTGGGGGCCGAAAACAATGGCTTACCCTGGTAAAGTTTTAGGCTATGGTGCGTCTGTCGGCAATGGTATAGATCCGAATGCTCCTAATTATGGTAATCAAGGATACATAAACGCGCCTAGAAGTATTAGCGCAGGAAATCGATATGGAACCGGTAGCGGTACCCAAATAAAAGGGCAAACTACTGATGATACCCAATTAAGCGAAGCACAACAATCGATCGCTTCCGCGTTGGGGGTTCCAGTTGGCCAACTTATGTTAGGTGGAAGGGTAAATAAGGGAGATATAAATTTCGCAAGAGAAAAATTAGAATATACTTCTCTAAAAGAAATTCAGAAAAACGAAATGATGATGTCAATGCCTAACCCTAACGGGTTATATAATCGTCAAATCGCAGAAGCCGCAAAAAATGCAAGGTCAGAATCTTTCCATTTATCAGCGCTAAAAAATTACGGTTCGCAAATAGAAGGGAATGGGCGTCCTGGCGGGAGAGAGATAACAGTTAACGAGCGCGGCGTATGGATACAAATTGATGGTTCTCAAGATCCGTTAGTAACTGCAAAAGCTGTTAAGGGTGCTCTGACTAATTCTGTTCTTAGTCCAGACATAGATCAAATGGCAAACAGCGTAGCTACTGGCGTCAAGTATTAGGGAATTATTTATGGTGATGAAAACTAGGCTTATAAGAGTTACATTACAGTTCCCTAACGAGAATGTAGTGTTAGACGAACGTTTAATGATGAGTATAAGAATTAAAAAAGTTGCTCTTGCGTTCAGAAATAAAGCAACTATAGACGTTGGAGGATTAACACAGCAAAGAAGGGAACAATTACTATCAAACTTCACCGCTTACAGTCAGAGGTTAAGATCTCAAGGCCAATTAAGCGATGATTACATTAATGTAAAAATCGAAGCTGGTTATTCTGTCGGCGGCGTTGTCACGTTGACTAGCATCTATAAAGGGCAAGTTGTTTCATGTGAACTTTCATCGCCGCCGCCGGATGTTGTAGTTAGGATAACATGCTACACTCAGCAACAGGACACAACTAATTTTATAACGACTCCAGCTCCATCGGAAATTACTTACGGACAGTATGCCGCATGGTGCGCTAAACAAATGGGTTTAGACCTGTACATAGATACCGATTTTTCTAACACGATGGTTTACAATCCAGGGAGAACAGTTTACACCTTAGCGTCTTTGGTGTGGGATTTACAGCGTTATGATAGAAGCAATATAGCCGCTTACATCGATGATGATCAGTTGATTGTAAAAGACAAAAGTAAAATAATAAATAAAGACAACCTTTTTACGTTAAACGAGTTTATCGGTATGCCTACGTGGACTGAATGGGGAGTCGATTTTAAAGTTCTTTTTAATGATTCAGTTAAATTGGCTCAGGGGGTTTATCTTAATTCTATTCTTAATCCTTCTATAAATGATACAGTCTTTGTTATCGTAGAATTGAATTATGAATTAGAAAGTAGAGATAAACAATTTTTCGTAAGCGCTAGCGTATGTCCATCGGCTTAATATATGAGAAAAATAAAAGAGTTTGAAATATTTGGAGTTAAATATACTTCACAACAATTCAGCGCAATGGAAGGAATTGAAATTTCAAGCGCAATGGATAAAATGGATCCTCTTAGGATTCTTTCTCTAACTAGCGTTATTGACGGTAAAAATATTTACCCTCTTAAAGATGGCGCGGCAATAAATAAATATGTTGTGGATAAAGCTGAAGTTTTGCCGCCGCCAATAGTTTTAAAAGGACTTATAAAATTTATTTCTGATTTTAATTTTGGGTTTTTAACAAATTGGAAATCAATCAGTATACCTTCAAGGTTCAGAAGTGATTCAAAAACTGTTCAGTCAGAAAATATAGACCCTGTAGTGTCTCAATTATTGCAAAATGATTGTTGTAGTTTAAAAGATTTAGAGCAATATTATTCTCTTAGAGATGCATATATTATGTTTGATATTATCATAGCAAAGAGCGTAAATTCTCAATATGCTATTGAAGATTCAAAGAAAAATCGCCCTAAATGATGTAATAAGATTGTATGTCAATCGATTTTTCCTTATAATACATTATATATTTTGTAAGGGGAAATCGATGGCAGACAAAATTAATCAAATAACCAGCGCTAACCAAACAGATAAATCGGCTTTGCTGTCTGCGCTTGATTATATGATCCACCAAAATCGGCAACAAGACGACAATTTAATTCCTTGTCGCGTGGTAGGTTATGACCGTCAAGGCGGAACAGTAGACCTACAGCCAATGATCCATCTTGTCGATATGAACAATGGAATTCATGCCCGTCAACCTTTCGAAAAAATAAATATTTTGTCCTGGGGTATAGGAAATTTTGTGATAAATTTTCCTATATCAATCGGTGATAAAGGTTGGTTATTCGCGGGAGACAGGGATATTTCTTTATTCAAACAAACTTTAACAGATCAGCCGCCTAATTCTGGCAGAATGCATCAATTTGCTGACGGTCTTTTTATCCCAGATAAATTTAGAAATTTTGTTATTGCTCCAGAAGATGCGGATGCACTTGTTATACAGTCGTTAGATGGATCTACAAAAATATCTCTTCGCGGCGATAACATAAAAATTGCCACTACATCAAAAATTCTTTTAGACGTTCCTGAAACAGAAATAACCGGAAACGTTACAATAGATAAAAATTTGCTTGTATCTGGAACTACGACGATCACCGGATTGACTTCTGTTAATGGCGGATTTACTGCGGTCGGCGGTAGTGGTTCTGAACCTTGTACACTTCCAGCAACAACGACTATCGGCGGCATTAATGTAGCCGGTCACGGTCACAAACAGAATGGCACATCTGGCCGCACGTCTGGCGGAATGGAGAGTTAATAAATGTCTGCTAATTATACTTTAAATATTGATACCGGAACAGTAACCGCTAACACTCAAGATTTGTTAAATGATGTTAAAGGTGAATGGCAATCTATTTTCGGCGTTAATTTGGATACGGACGCTAGCACTCCACAGGGGACGTTAATTCAAAACGAAACCGTAGCGCGTACAAGCGTTATGAAAAATAATGCTGATATGGCTAACTTGATGAATCCAGATCAGTGCTACGGTATTTTCTTAGCCTCTCAGTGCGCATTTTTAGGCCAAACTCCTGGAACAAATACGTCAACAATTGGCAACGGAGTTAATTTAGTTAATAGCGGAACTTCAGCCATAACTATTCAAGCTGGAAATCGTGTTAGTACGTCTGCCGGGGACGTTTTTGTTATTTCTGCTGACATAACAATCCCTGCATTAACTACCGGATTGGGAATAATCCAGTCGCAATCTTACGGGCCCATCCCTCTTCCAGTTGGAGCGCTAACAATTATTGACGGAGTTATTGGTTTGGGGAGTGCAGCGGTAACGTCAGGTACAACTATCACATTGGGTACGTTGCAGCTCACGGATGCGCAACAGAAAACGAAAAGAAGTAAAACATTATTTAGAATGGGGTTAGGCTCTGTTGGTGCGATCCTGGCTGCGGTATTAAGTGTTCCTAACGTAACCAGTGCTCAAGTCGTAGAAAATAATACCGGCGCATCCGGTTTAGTTGATGGAATAAATTTTACACTTAATAATGGCATTTATGTTTGTGTTGCCGGTAGCGCGTCAGATGCTGATATTGCGGCGGCGCTTTACGCAGCGCATCAAGGCGGTTGCCCATGGGATTATGGAGTTTCTGGTCAAGGATCGCCCATTGATTATCCGCTAGGGATCCCGACAACTGACCCATACAGCTTAAGGCCGTCATATGTGAAAGCCAATCGTCCTAATATGTTCGATTGTTATGTACATATTACAGCGAAACAAGGAACCAGCGCGGCATCTGAAACTGCTGTACAAAATGCTGTATTAAATTATGCCGCGGGGAATATTGCTGGTGAAGTTGGTTTCGGAGTTGGTGAGGATGTTTCTAGCTACAGCATTTCCAGTGCAGTGATCGCGACTCTTCCAGGCATAGGGGTTTCTGAATGTTCTGTCGCTGTTCTTTCCGCAGGAACTACCGCGCCGATTTGGCCGACCGGTTTTGTATCTTACTTTGCTATGTCACCATACCAACAAGCACAAATCAGCGTCGGTAATATACAGGTGTCCTTATCATGATAACTCCATATAATACAGACCAGACTCAAGTCGTTAAATGGTACATGAATAACAACAAAAGGGTTCCTGGCCTTATAGATCTTAAGAAAAATTGGTATCAAATAAATAACGAAATTTTCTGGGAAAACTTTTACACAAACATCTTTAATTTACCAACAGCGAACAACTTTGGTCTGGCTATTTGGAGCATTATATTAGGAGTCCC